GCTTCCGCAATTAAATTGTCTTTTTTAGCTAACTCTTGTTTTAGTTTTGAAATTTCACTATTCTCATTTAAATGTGTAATAGCAAATTCACTCGCAAATGCCTCAAATAATCGACGTCCAAAATTGTTTTCTCTTGCCATTTGGATGTCTTCTTTTAGTTGATGCATTTCATTCTTTAAATTGCGGCTAACTGCTTCCTTAACCATTACAGCACTTTGTTTAACAAACTTGTCTTGCAAGTCTGCCAACTTTTGCTTGGCTTCGGCAACTAGTCGAACTTTGGTTTCAATTACTGCTTGTTTGTCTTTGGCAAATTCACCGATTTCCTCAGATAGTTGCTTGATTGTAAACTGTTCTAAACGGCTAATAGCGTTTTCGTACTGCTTACGATCCTGACGCAGTTCTTTAACTTCTTCTGCTAACTTAGTAGTGATAAAAGTTTCGAATTTTTTAGCATTTTCACGCATTACTTTATTAAAGCGAACACGATCTGCTGCTAACTGCGATTTTTCTTCTGCGAACTCGGAGATTTCTTGCTTGAGACTTTCTGAAACCATACGATCTAGAGCTTCAACCATCAGGCTCTTATCGTGCTCATAACGACCTGCGAACTCATCACGCATCTCTGCGCGAATCTGCTCACGTGCTTCATTTAACTTAGATTCCCAAGCTTCGCTGATTGCTTGCTTAGTGTCCTCGTTAATGATTCCACTGTCGATCATTGGTTTTAGTAAATCAAACATGGATCATTTCCCCTTAAATTTTTAAGTCTTTGATGAGGCGAGTTACTTCCTCACGCAAATACTTCTGCACTTTTTGATTAGCCCCAGCATCCGTTGCTATGTCGAGAACTCTGTGCCCATGACGCATATTCATTAAGCCTTCATAAACTGCTTTAGGATATGCGTTAGGAGCACTGGGTTGGGCTACTATGTCAACTGTGACAATATCAAAGTCACTGACGTGTCCAGAACCTTCGTTAACGTTTCCGCTACCTCGGCTACTCACGCCTAACTTTACTCCTGACTCCAACATAGTCTTAACTAAATTACCCATTGGAGTAGGTAGAACTTTTAACTTGCCGTATCCGTTGGGACCGTCCATCCACATATCTGTAATCATATGGCAGACACGATCTAAGTTAATTTTTAAATCATCAGGATGATCCAGTTCGCCTAGGACGCTGTTACCATCTCTGATTGTTTTATTAATATTATCTACTGCTTTTGCAATCTCATCTACAGGGTAAACACGTTGGTTAGCGTTTTTAACGCCACCCTGAATGAAAATACCCTTCATGTAGAGATTTTTGCCAGAGCCATCAGCCGTGGCTTCAGCAAGGACTTCCATCCTTGCTGAATCAAACGATAAATGCTCTGTAATTAAGCCACGCATCTAATATTCCCGATTACTTGGCTGGCTTTAATGTGCTCTTGTTGTTCTGAGCACCAGCACTACCTGCTGTGGTTTTAGCACCTTGGTTTTTTGCAGACTCATAAGAACCTTCGTTCTTCTTGAATGCTGACTTACCTGCGTTGCCACCGGGCTTGTTCATGTTGCCAGCATCGTCAACTTTAGGCTTGTGATCTTTAAACACACCATTACCGCCTACTTGTCCACCTGCTGTGCCTGCTTCTTTAGCTTCACCGGCTTTTTGTCCTAGTTTGAATGCCTTACCGCCCATGTCATTCTTACCTGCTACTGGACTCTTGCTGGTTACAGAAGCTTTTTTGCCGTTACCGACTTCTTCGCCTTCAGCGCCTTCGGGTTCTTTATCCCAATCGCGGCCTACTTTGTCTACGTATTCACGTAGCCATTCTGCTTCAGTCATACGACGTGCAGTTTTAGAATCCTTTTTAGATTCCATCCACATCATTTCGTCTTCTGGCTGTTCCTGACCTTCGTCGCCAGTAAGATCTGCTGGCATTTCATCGCTCATATCAGCATCAGCGGACATTTCATCGCCACCAAATTCACCACCAGCCATCAATTCATCAAATTTAGCGTGAATTGCTTCTAGTTCGTCCATGATTTCATCATTAGTAACTTCACCAGATTCTTCGTCAGATTCGTCACCAAAGTCCATCATGTCATCGCTGTCACCGGATTCTTCGTCTCCACCGACTTCATCAGAATCACCTTCTTCAGAATCGCCGAAATCTTCTTCATCATCGGTTTCCATAACATCTTCGTCTTCGTGACTTACTTCGTCAACCATATCCTCGACATCGTCACCGCTACCAACTTCGCTTAAATCTTCTTCATCAATAAGATTTTCGTAGATTTCACGACTGGTTTCTACAACGATTTCGTGAAATAATTCACGGGCTTTGTCTTCTTGCTCATTGATAATTAAATCAATAAGTTGCTCATACTTTGTCTTCATTACCTTCTCCTTTGGTAAAACTGCGTTATTTAACACAGTAAATCTTTAATAGTAGAGTATTTAGTTTCTACTAGGATAAAGGGTCTTAAATGATGGTTTTTTGCGAGTTTTTAAAAGATTTTGTGTAAATTTACACAAATTCGGGGATTAGGGGAGTCCGCCACCAGCATCGGGTGCAGGTGGCTTGTATTGGGTGTGAAGCGTTTCTATCTTTTTTTCTTGATCTATTTTACGAGAATCATTCATCATACGTAGTTGATTTAACTTCGCAAGCGTAAGACGTGCGCTACGTTTGCGATTTTCATCAGACTTTCTGGCGGTATTGTCCTCTTTTTCCGATCTATAAGCATCAGGAGTAGGCTCGTATAATTCAAACAAGTTCATAATACTATTTAGTTAAAATCACGCAGGAGGCGGTGCTGGCGGTGCCGCAGCATCCGGCATAGGCGACGCAGCATCAGTGGGCGGCGCAGACATATCTCCAGCACCACCACTCAAATCAACATCACTTTGAATGCCACCTGGACTAATACCTACCCCACGTAAACTAACCTGTTCTGCTTCTACTTTATCTGCATCGCCTTGCTCTTCTTTCCACATACGTTCATTTTCTGATATTTCCGATTCGGTCATTCCTAGATATCGTTTCATTAGGAATCTTTTACTTAAGTATGCTAAAGGCTCTAATTGCGTAAAAGTGCTGATTCTGGCTGTGTCTACTTCGACTTGACGATATGCAGCAAAGTTCTGAGGTTCATTAAATTCAATCTTAAACAAGTTGTTATCTACGTTAATACCCTTCCAACGCAAATAAATTTTAAATTCGTTGTCTATTGTTTTGGATATCAATCGTTGTAAACGCTTACAATACTCGTTAAATCTATATTCCTGTATCAGTGCTGTTCCTACCTTACCATCTGAATAGTTGTTGGGCTGGCTGGTTCCATCGTCCATTCCAGTGGGCAAATAACTAGCAGGAATACCCAATCCTCTGTATAATTTATTAGTAAAGTAGTGCAGATCTGTAATCTCACCAAGATTACTGCCGCCTGGCAATGCTTCTACTGTGCTGCCACGCCCATCTGCTGTCTGTGGAAAGAAGAAGTCCTCGTTGGTGCTTAATGGATTGTAAGTAGCATCCATCATATTAACACCGCCACCGGTCTGAGTGGGTATTCTGCGCTGATGAACTTCGTTTTTAACACGCTCCACGAATGCCATAGCCATATGACTAGGCATGTTACCTACGTCAATCTTAAAGATACGACGTTCCGGAGCACGTTGAACACGGTAGATAATGATAGCATCTTCCAGTAGTTCTTTTTGCTTGAATACTTTAAATACATTCTCTAAAACACTAACACCAAAAGGCCAAGTAACATCTAATCCTTCGGTTAAACTGATATGCATTACGTGTTCTGCATTAATTGCTACTTCATTCTGTGCTTTACTGAATCTACTACTACCCGAGTTAAAAGCAGTAGAAGGTTGCATATAACTACCTGAACTACCACCTACCTGCGGATGATTAACACTGACATCAGTGGCAGCAATTGCCGTAGCAGTTAAGTTTTCAAAGTTCGGGGCTATGTCTTTAACTATGTATTGTTCTGGTTTTTTACCTAGATTTTCGTTGACTATGATCTTAACCACCTTGCTCATTTCGACCCAAAACAATTTAAATGTCTCGGGATCTCGCAAAAATACCTGATCACCATACTTAATAGTATTACGAAATATCTTATATGCACGTTCCTGCATATCGTTTAAATCACACCATTGCTTTAATTGACGGTTAATAATCTTTATTTCGTTATCGGTAGGTTCATCAATAAATTTAATATTAAATGGTAGACTATTTTCTTGGTTGGATTGAGTGCTGAATTCAGCAATAATTTCTAATGCACGACTGATTTCTGGATCAATATCCATGTTTTCATATTGGTTGTATCTCTCAATACGATTTGGATGACCAATATAAACCTCCGGCAGCGGACTTTGATAATTTCTATAAGAAATATTCTGCTGCGTCATAGACAGTGGACTGTTTATTCCTATAACATTAGTGGTTGGTGCGGATCTAAAATACTTTTTCCAGGACATAATCTTCTCTTAATGCTGATATTTATGCGTTAAGCAGTGACATCATACAATCTTTCCTGAGCATCAACCATATCTCGTTGAACTTTTAATTGCTGTTCTTGTAATGCCAGTTGTCTTTCCATAATGCTGATCAATGGAGATAGATTCAATGTAGTGGGAACTTTGCCGCCACCTGACAGCGGAATAACTGCTTCTGGACCTGCTTCACCTGCGATACTTGGTCTATCAACAATACCACCTGCGGCTTTTTTCTGAGTTGCGCCACTGTCTGCCGACTGATGGTTCTTGAGATAATTGGCTAAAAATGCTTTTTCTTCGGCAGTTCCTCTGGCATTAATACCTTTCTGAATATCTCCCAATGCTGTGTCTCTTGCAAGGTATCGTTTTATAAAATTAACGCCATATTTTTCCCCATACTTGTCTAACATTTCATTTTCTACTTTTACTCTGTTATCGAACTTTTTGGGATCTATTTTTTCTGTTAATTGCAGAATAGCAGCAGTCAATGCTGCATTTGCTTGGGTAGCCTGACCAGGATTGGTATTAAGGACATTTCCACCGGCTCCCATTTGATTGGTTCCGGGACCTGATCCACTAAAATCGGGGAATTGCTTGAGTATTTTATCGATCAATTTTTGGAACATTATTTCTAATTTATTAAAGAATGCGTCCATGCTTAAACTGGTAGCAGCACCTGCTCCAGCAATCGCGCCAGTAAACTGGGATAGATCACTTATTTGTTGTTTCAACACTGCTTCCATTTGATCAGCATACTTGTCCATGTTGCCTATAATTTTCTTTTCCAATATCACACGCAAACGCTGTGCTTCGCTTTCGATTCTGCTTATAGTATTAGTCAATTTATCATTAGTATTCGCAGCAGCATTGACATTGTCCGATGTAGTCTTGTTATCTTGTTTTTGAAGTTTAAGTTGGAATTGTCGCTCTTCCAATAACAATCTATTTGCTTCAGAAAACTCACCAAATAGATTACCTGCAACCGACATTGCTCGCTGATTGGCGGTAATTTCTTTATCTACTTTAGCCATTTCGTCATATTTTTTATTGGCCAGTTCTATATCACCTCGTTTATAAGCTTCTGCTGCTTCATAGAACATTTTTTGATATGAAGTTGACTTCTGACTCAATGCTACTGCAGCATCACCAGCAACTACTCCATTAGCGATAAAACTATTCA